CGGCCACTCGAGCGCTCGTCCGGAGCGTCAGATGTGTATACGAGGCAGCGCCCAAGGCCACCCCTATGCGCTGCTGTGCGGTGAACGGGAGATCAGCGGGGCGGTTGGGTCCGGTGGCAGTTACACGCAAGACCAGATGTAACCAGCAGCAACACCAGACCCGCTTCGGCGGGTTTTCTTTTTTGTGGGGGCAGCATGAGCGAAGCGGTTTTGGTAAGGCCTGTTCAGGGTGGCAAAGGCGGGGAGAGCAAGCCCAAGCAGCCCTCCATTGCGTCCAACAGCACGCCATCCATTGCCACCGCACGCATCGTCTATCTCTGGAGTTGGGGGCCTATCGTAGGTCCGGTCAATGGCCTGCGATCGGTGAAGCTGGACGGCACCCCGCTGGTCGCCGAGGACGGCACTGTCAATTACCCGGGCGTGAAGTGGCAGTTCCGCAACGGGGAGCTCAATCAGGAACGCCTGGACGGTATCGCCGAGTCGAGTAATGAGATTGACGTCAATCAGACGCTGCTGTCGACGACTCCATGGCTGCACAGCATCACCAATGCGGTGATTGATGCGGTTCGCATCCGTTTCGCCTGGCCGCAACTTCAGTCGCAGGACCAGGCCGGGAACATCAACGGCGTGCGCATCGATTACGCGATCGACGTTCAGACCGATAGTGGTCCATTCGTGCAGATGCTGACCTCGTTCGTCGACCGCAAGAACGTAACCAAGTACGAGCGCTCCCACCGCATCGACCTGCCGGCCGGAAGCCGCTGGACGATTCGCGCGCGCCGACTGACTCCTGACGCGAACAGTTCGCTGGTGCAGGACAGCATGGTCATAGAGGCCATTGCTCAGGTGGTCGATAGCGATCAGGAATATCCGCTGACGGCCGTCGGATGCGTTGAGTATGACGCCCAGCAATTCGGCGGCGACATCGCGAAGATAGCGGTGCTAATGCGCGGGCGGATCGTGCGGATTCCCTCGAACTACAATCCGGAAACCCGCACCTACGCCACCGGCGGCCCTGGGACATCCAACGGCATTTGGGACGGCACGTTTAAAGAGGCCTATACCAACAACCCTGCCTGGATCTTCTACGACCTGGTGCTCGACCCTTATTACGGCCTGGGCGAGCGCGTCGATGCCACCATGATCGACCGCTGGAATCTCTATCGCATCGGACAATACTGCGATCAGCTGGTGCCTGATGGCGCGGGCGGGATGGAACCGCGGTTCACCTGCAACCTGTATCTGCAAAAGCAGGCCGATGCCTACGCTGCATTGCAGGATCTGGCCGCCGTATTCCACGGGATGTCGACGTGGGACGGCTCGCAGATCACCGTCAACGCGGACATGCCCGGCGACCCGGTCTACACCTACAACCCTTCGCAGATCCTGAACAACGGCGAGATCAAATACGCGGGCACCCGCGCTCGCGATCGCCACAACCTTGCGATGGTCACCTGGGACAACCCGGCCCAGGGCTTCGATACTGACAAAGAGCCTGTCTTTGACGACGAAGGGCTCGCAGAACTTGGCTCAGTCAACGAGATGTCCGTCGAAGCGTACGGCTGCACCTCGCACGGTCAGGCGCAGCGCGCGGGTCAGTGGGCCTTGCTCACAGAGCAGACCCAGATTCGAGGAGCCTCATTTCGGGTTGGGCTCGATGGACAGATTCCGAAGCCCGGCCAAATCATTGCCGTCGCCGACCCCATGCTCGCGGGTCAAGCAAACGGTGGGCGGATCAACAGTGCAACAGGCCGCGTGGTCACCGTAGACCGTGATATCGATCTGCCCGCCGGCGGCAAGCTGCGCGTGAACTTGCCCAGCGGTAAGAGCGAGGCCCGGGTCATCACTTCGGTATCTGGGCGCAAGGTAACCGTGGCGGCGGCCTACAGCGAAACGCCGGAAGCCGAATCCGGATGGATTCTCGAGTTCGACGACCTGAAGACCATGCAGTTTCTGGTCAGGAACATTACCCGTCCTGAGTGGCACCAGTTTCAGCTCGACTGCATTCAGCATGAGCCGAGCAAGTTCGATGCGATCGACTTCGGTGCCGTCATTGACGATCGGCCAATCAGCGGCATACCGGTTGGAACGCAAGATCCTCCGGCGCAGGTGCTTCTCAGCCAGCACGTGGTGATCGAGCAAGGCATCGCCGTTACGTTTATGACCATCGCTTGGTCTGCCGCGCCAGGTGCGGTCGCGTATGACGTCGAATGGCGCTGGGGCTCCCGCAGCTGGATTAAAGTGCCGCGTACAGGCGAGATGTCTGTCGACGTACGCGGAATCTATTCAGGTCAGTACCTGGCGAGGGTGCGCGCCGTAAGCGCGCTGAATGTCGCATCGCTGCCGACGACCTCCGTGCTGACCGACCTGCAAGGCAAAACCGGTTTGCCGCCAGCCGTGACTTCGCTGACAGCGTCGGCGCTGATCTTCGGCATCCACCTCAAGTGGACTTTCCCACCTGGTGCGACAGACACGCAGCGCACCGAGATCTGGTACGCCCCGACCACGGACCTTGCTGCAGCGACAAAGCTCAGCGATCTGGCGTACCCGCAGTCCGAGTACAACATGCAGGGCCTGCGTGCGGGCATGACGTTCTTCTTCTGGGCGCGACTGGTCGACCGTTCCGGCAATATCGGCCCGTGGTACCCGGCCGGGGCTGGTGTGATGGGACAGACCAGTTCAGAGGCTGACGCCATCCTGGACATGATCGCCGGCCAGATCGGCGAGACGGAGCTTGCACAGCACCTGCTTTCAGAAATTGAGCTAATCAGTGGCGACGGCCCTGACTCAGTGAACGAGCGCATTAAAGAGCTCAAGGCGGAGATCGGCGAAATCACGGATGCGCTGGTATACGTGCCGACGGATGCTTACGTTCGCGATAACACGGTGAGAGTTGGCGACAACCTGTGGACCGCGATCGCCGACGTCCCCGCTAAGGCCGACGGGTCGAACGGACCGCCGAACCCGACCTACTGGGTGAATAGCGGCCAGTCGATCCGCACCGCCAACGGCCTGGCCGCGCAGGTCACGAAGAACACGACTGACATCACATCCATCGACGGCAAGACCACATCGACGGCGTCGCAACTCCAAGCAATCCAGGCCTCAACGCGCGATGACCCCATTGAGGGGCTGATGGCCGACGCGCTGAAAGGGTGGGATGCCACGGCCAGCTATGCGCAAGAGGTAAAGGTCCGCTCGGAGCAAGACTTCGCCCAGGCGCAGCGCACCACTCTTCTGGATGCCAGGGTGGCAGGCAGCGACGCGAAAATCAGCATCGTTGAGACGGCGCAGACCACGGATAGAGAGGCAAATGCTCAGCAGATAACCAACCTGACGGCGACGGTTACCACAAACCAGACGACAGTTCAGGCGGCTATCCAATCTGAGGCCAATGCCAGATCAAACGCTGACGGAGCAATTTCCACGAAGCTGGATCAGGTCCAGGCCACTGCAAACAACGCCACATCAGCAGTGCAGACAGTCAGCAAGGCTCAGGCATCAACAGACGGCAAGCTGTCGACGATGTGGTCGGTCAAGATGCAGGTCACAGCGGGAGGGCAATATGTTGCCGCCGGTATCGGGCTGGGCATTGAAAACACTGGGGCAGGGCTGCAAAGCCAGTTCATCGTCTCGGCTGACCGGTTTGCCATCGTCAACACAATCGCTGGCGGTGCGATATCGGTTCCGTTCGCGGTCCAGGGCGGCCAGGTGTTCATGAACTCTGCCTTCATCCAGGACGGCACGATAACTAACGCCAAAATCGGCGGGTCACTTCAGTCGACAGACTATGTGCCAGCAACTTCTGGCTGGGTACTTCCGAGAACCGTGCCGTGGGAGCTGAACGGAAGCATGGCCGACGGCCGTCGATCAACCATCACCAACTCCGCTGTGAGGATGTACCACGCAAATGGCGTCCTCGGCATTGACCTGAGCCTCTGAAATGACAGGGATAACCATCAAAGCCAACGACGGAAGGGTGCTGGTCGATATGACGATGAAAATCAGCCAGACATTGGGGAGTGTCGATACCGGCAGCGCCAACGGATCGGCAACGATTCCTGCCGCGCCTGCTGGCAAGACGCTCTACTTCATCATCGTGCCGCTGGTTGACTTGCAGCGCGAAAAGGGCAAGAAGCCGGCGGTCACACTGTCCGGCACATCTCTATCGTGGGCCTACTCCTACAACCCCAACGGCTGGGGATATTTCTCGGCTAACTGCCGAATCTATTACGGGTATTACTGATGCCTTCACTGGTTGTTAAGAAAGACACCGGCGAGCTGCTCTTTGACACCTCAAAGATCTGCTACGGGCTCGTTAGAAGCGGATATCTGGTAGCGGGGGATATCTGGCAGCGGAAGGTTTTAAGATCAGTCACTAATGACCCTGACCAGGCAAGCAGCTACATCGACAGCACCCGCACCGGAGATCAGATGTTCACGATCACAGTGCCGAATGCCCGGTCGCCCATCATATTCCTGGTGGGCAAGGGGTGCTTGCAGGGCACATCACTGAGCGGTTCGACGATGACCTTTCACTACAGTGCCGCCAGCACCGCAACCAAGGCCTACGTTTTCGACCTAATGGCGGACAACATCGCAGGCTCACCTTATTTGAAGACGTTCACCGATCAGGGGGTCTGCACTTTCAATTCCCTGCAACCACCGGTGAATGTGGTGGCAGCAGTTCAGGCGCCTGCGCCAGGCGCGCTAGATGGCTATGGTCGAAGACCCCAACCGTACGCGGGTGGAAGCTGGCAGCCTGCCAGGGCGCAAACAGCCTCGGTTGATTTCCAGTGCCACTTCAACATCGACATCGCTCTCAGTGCGGGTATCGAGTATGCGGCCTTCCTTCCATGGTCTCGCGCGGGAAACGGGTTCGTTTCTGGGGATCTCACGGGGGTGAACGGCAAGATGATTGGATTTTCCGAGGGCGCTTATGGGCGAACTGGGGGCATCAGCTTTATGTTCGGGCCGGCTGGCGCAACGAACAGTCTTGATTGGACAGGGAACCAGTACACAGTGCCCGGCTCGATGGCGAACTTGCTTGTCGATCGGTTTCCGCAAGCACTTGTGGTCGCCACTGCGAATCTTCCTTTCCCCTACAACTGATCGTCTTAGTTTCTGCGCAACTCGCGCTAACCAAAATATCAATGGAGATATCTGATGCCTTGGCTCAGAGGTGGGACTGTGTCCGTGACAAACGGATCGACTGCTGTAACCGGCGTGAATGCGGCGTTCGATGCCAATGCGCGGGTCGGTGACGCGTTCGTCGGCCCAGACGGCCTGAACTACGAGATCGCCAACGTGGCCAGCGCGACGGTAATCTCGATCTTGCCTGCGTATAAAGGCGCGAGCGTGAGTGGCTCGGCTTACGCGATCATGCCGGTTCAGGGCTACCCAAAGCTGCTGGTCGATGCGTTCAACCAACTGCGGTTGCAGTTCGGGGACAAGATGGCCGCCTTGGGCACGACGGGCAACTACGACACTTTGCCCATCGCCAAAGGCGGCACAGGCCGGACCGACGGGCGATTGCTCGTCTCGGAAGTAGGCGTGCAGCAGGCCGCAGCGATCTACAACGTGCAGGGCTTGTACATGGGCTGGAACTCGGCCAACCAAGGCGAGGGGCATTTCATTGTCAACCGTGGCGGGGGAGTTGGCGGGTATAGCTGGCGCTCCGTGAATGCGGCAAACACTGCCACCGGCCCGTCAATGACCTACTCCTATGACGGCCTGCTCACTGTTCCGACTTTGAGCGTATCCGGTGCGCCCATCGCTATAGCCTCAGGCGGCACCGGCGGCAACACCCAGGCGACGGCGCGGACAGCTTTGGGCCTCGGAGTTGCGCAGGCTCCCACGCTGGCCTCGCTCGAGTTGGTTGCATCCACGCCTTACATCGACTTTCACTACAACAA